CTCCATTAGGAAATTCTGGTGTCTTGCAGAATCTTCCATTATGCTCGTCCAAATCACCAACTGCTCTATCAAAATAATAATCTTGTATAAAAAATCCACCAGAAAAATCTGGTCTTAAATTTTTGTTTGTCTCTACTTTTTTAATATAACTGGATCTTATTTTTCTAACATTTAAACCTACTTGTCCATATGGTCCATAGATTGGATTGCCATCATATGCCCAACCTATAATTGGTGAATGTATTTCATCAGGAACTTCTCTATTAGATTCATCAACATGATCTTTTATTGACTTTCTTAATTGTTTTGGAGTATTAAAATGAACAAACTGAAGACCAAAATCTTTATTTTTGCTGGGAACAATTATTCCCTCATCTGAAGTTGATAAGAGAGATTTATTTTTTTCTACTTGATTTATTTTCCACTCAAATACATTTCCTAAGAATTTTACATCAGTTCCTCTTCTTTTTACCGTTATTGTTGTGTCACTTGTTCCATATCCAATTCCACCATTTACTATGTTAACTGCTATTATTTTTTCATTTTCAATAACTGGACGAATATCAGCAAAGCTACCAGATCCATTTACTACAATATCAATTCCTTTATCATATCCATTTCCAAAACTTAAAAATTGAACATCAACGACAGATCCATTTAAAACTATTGGTTTTAATAATGCTTCTGATGAAATTGGTTTGATTCTAATATCTGGTCTTCTATGGAAATTAATAATATCAGAAACTCCATATCCCACTCCATTATTTTCAATAAATACATCTTCTACGGATCCAAGAACTATGGGTTCTAGTTCTGGTTCAATAATTGAAGTTGCAGCAATTCCAGATAAAGATTCTATGGAGAGTCTTATTGGTGGATATGAAAAACTATGAACTCCTGTTCCAATTGAAGAAAATCTAATGTATCTTTTCTTTGAATAATTTTCTTCATTTACATCCGATCCATTCCCTGCATATGATAATTTAAATTTATTCTCATCTACAACAGAAACAAGATATTCGGACGTTGTTGATAATCCTGATATTGCTGTCCCTGTAGTTGAGTATCTAATTAAATCCTTCTCTTTTAATTTATGGTTTTTTGCAAAAATATAATAATCAAATGTGTTAACACCATTAGTGTTATTATCAAAAGATAGTATAGATGGAATTTTAATTACTTTATTTGAATACCCTTGACCTGGATTCTTTACATAAACATTTGTTATGGTATTTTTTGAATTTACGGTTTTAAAGTAATGAAAACCAGAACTGATACCAACTAAATTTATATTATTCTGTTTATTGTATGCATCAGAAAGGGATTCATACAATTTGATACTTTTATCATCGACAACACCAGCAATGTAAATAGCATTCTCTTTTAATGGGGATAATGGTAAATTGCCATTTGCATCATATATGATATATTCCCCATCATCAAAATTGTGCTTATTGAAAAATGTTATGGTATCTATAGTTGGATTCACTCCAACACCATCACCTTTAAATCCAGAGGTAATTTGTGATCTTACTAAATTTGATTCTATTATTGCTCCAGATCCATTTCCACCCAATAATTTAATTTTTGGTTTGGATTGATATCCTATTCCTGGGCTAATTATTTTGACTTCTTTTAATGATCCAACAACATTTATGAATCCAGAAGCACCACTACCAGAAACATCTGTAATTTCTAATTGTGGTGAATTTATTACATCATACCCACTTCCATTATTTGTTATTGAAATTGATTCTAATTTTCCATAATAAATGTTTTCATCAAATAGTGTTGGGGAATAAACTTCAACCCCATTTATTAACATACCTACTTTTTTATTATTAGTAGATCTGCTCGATACTTCTGTGAGAATGTTTTCTCCCTTTACATAATTAAATTTCTTTAATATTTTTTGATCTTGAATTATTTTGTTCTCATAATCTAATTTTACAAAATAATCAGATACTATTCCATAGTTTAGATTAACATATTTTTTTGAGTATAAATCACTTTTACTTAATGATAATTTGATTTTTTTGCTATCTTTAGTGTCACCAACGCAAGTAATGTGGTAAACTCCAGAAGAAACTCCAGAATTTGTACTTGCATAATAATATACTTGTTCTCCAGTATAATAATTATGAATAATATTTGTGTTTAATGTATCTGTTTTTCCAGATCCAGCTTGAGTACTTACAAAAACTTTTTGTTCTACTGAATCAATAATATAATTGGGTAAACCAGAGGACGAAACATAATAATATTCATTTAGATCATCAATATAAGTGTTTTGAACATTTATTGGAATAATGTTTACTTCTGGTTTTTGATTTCTATCACTTTTTCCTGTTTTAATAACTTTTTTAATTATTTTTTTATTGAATAAATCAGATACTGATGAAATTTCAATTTCATTACTGCTTAAAATATCAAAAATTATTGCTGTCGATTCTGTATCATTTTCATCATCTGGATTTGTTAATATTATTTCTTCTCCAATGTAAAAATTTATATTATCGAAGGTTTTAGCATTCCATATTTTTCCTGTGGAATCATTTGCTTTAATAATTGATACAATTTCATGTGATGATGGAATATTATAAATCCAACTATAAAACTCTGGTTTATCACTTAATTCGGCACCAAAAGAAGATAATCGGATTTTATCACCTACAGAAAGATTTGTAGATACGCTTGTGTTTATTTCTCCAATTACATTTATTAGACGGAATTCTATTTTGCTACCGTCTTCTAAGTATGAATAAACAAAATTTGATTCATAAAGTTCATCACCAAATTTTAAATTGGCAATTATTCCGCTAACTCCTAGAAACTGGGTATTAGTCTTATCTGTGTATGAAATTTCAAATATTTCGTTTAAATCTTTTGATTTTACAAAAATACTACCACTTTGAGGAAAACCTATTGTGGAATCAACAAATATATTATTGCTTGCAATCTCTGTATCCTTAGATACTCTTGTTTTTTTAGTTGTCTTAAAACTACCAATAAATGAAGAAGAGTCCAAATATATTTCATATAAATCTTTTTCATCAACTGGTCTATATTCTATAGAATAAATAGACGCACTGACTTCTGTACCATCTACAATTTGGAATAAAGTATTTCCTCTAATTTGAAATGGGTCTGATCCACTAATTTGCTCTACTAAAATATTATTAGTCAGGAAATAGTTATTATCTGATGGTCTTAGCAAATATTCCTGTGGCTTTATAATGCTGATATTAGCATTATAAAGAACTTTGAATAATAATTTATATGATGTGTCTGTTCCCTTTGTTGTATAGAAATCTACTGCTCTAGATAGAATATTTCTTATATTTACTTGCGGAACAAACTGCCTATTTTCAAATCCAGGTAAAAACTGGGACTTAAATTTATAAAATAATTCGTTATAGAAAATTAAACTTAAATTTATTACTTGACTATCTTTTTGATGTTCTTCTGCTTTTGTTGATGCAAAATTAATTTCTTGAGATCTTAATGTCTTATTTAAATCATTTATACCACTAAATCCTCTTAAGCACCCAATAAAACTATTATCTGTCTTTTCGGTATAGGAAATTATTTCGTTGTCAATTTTTATTAATCCATACTTAGATGGAAAACCAATGGTGTGGGAAACATTTATTACATCATCAAATGCCAAAACTTTTGTCAAAGTTTGTGAAGGAATATACCCAGAGAAAAATAATTCATTGTTATATGTTGTTAGATCTTTAAACTTGGGTAAGTTTGAAGCTAAATCTGTTATTCCAGTTGGGTGTTCCTGAGAAATATAATATTGCTCTAGAAACTCTTTGAATAGGGGAGAGTCCTCATTAAGGAACTCTGGAATTTGAGATTCTACAAAATTTTGAATCTTTACTCTCTTTATATCTGACATTTTATCTAGTATATTCTCCGTTTGTGTAGCTAGAAGTTACGATATATTCAGTAGCAGATGTATTTTCACCAGAAGTAATTTTGTCCTCTACCATATTTACAATCATTTTATCCATGCTCAATTCTAAATATATATCCTTCAATGCAATCACGTCATTTGACTCTGGAACTGCTTGAACTTCAATTCCATTTGGACTAGAAGATGAAGTAATTATGACAGTATCCAATAAAACTTCACCTTTTTTATAATAAACAACACCTGCATTATTCTTTATAATAAAAGGTTCATTATTTTTTAGAACAAAGAAAAATATTTCTCCTCTCTCCTCATCAACTGGAACATCACTCATATAAACTGTTCCAGCTACATCTTTAACTCCAAATCCAGTAGATTTTATATTATATCCACGATTATCTTTTATATTATTTTTCTTTACGTGAAATTCATTTCCAAAGCAAAGTTCGTATGTTGCTGCCTTATTGAATACTGGTTGTAAATCTCTCCTTATCTTTACTTTTGTTATGTTTGATGTGATGGAGGTACTAACACTATCTATCAATGATGTTAATTTACTATATTTAAATCTTCCTCCAAAATTATTGATTTCAAATGATGATCCGTATGTTTCTAATGTACTAATAACATCTGATCTTAAGTTTGAAATGTTTGATGCAGCACTTCTATCATAATAAACACTTGTATTTAATTCAACATACAAATATTTTAAATCAACAATTTCTGGTTTAATACCTGCTATTGTATATTGCTTTAATTTTTTCTTTATTTCTTCCTTACTTATTTTTGATAAAAACTTTCCTTGTCTTGGTTTTATTGAAATAAACACTTTTCCATATTCTGGTGGATCCAATTCATCACCACCATATGCAGAAACAGATTCAATATTAGGAAATATTGAAGGGATTAATCCTTTATAGTCATTAGCTGTAACTGCTCTATATTGAGACGAATATACCCTTGGAGCAAGATACTTAATACTATCAATAGTTTCTATGTCATCTCCATTTTCTGCTGGTATTACAGTCGTTATTCTTGAGATACCTTTTGTTATTCTATTCTGATTATTATCAGTTAAAATACCAGAGAATGTAAAATTAGCAGATCCATTAGCAGATTTCCCGTTTGTTATGATATAGGATACAAAAATAGAACTTCCATTTGCTGGTTTTTTACCAAAAATATTATCACCAAAAATCAGTTCATATCTTTCATCTTCTATTTCTTGAACTAAAAATATTTTTGAAGTGCTATTTGTATCAAAAATATTTTGATATTGAATATATTCTTCATTGATTAAGTCAGTTACAGAAACTCTTATAGTTGTAGTGTCAACATTCGCATTTGGAATTATGAACTTCTGATTTGGTTGGGAATCATCTACAATAAAACTTTTTGAGAAGAATGATCCTTCGTAAATTGAAATTTCTGTAAAATTTGCTACACCAAAACTATTAACTGGAACTGTAATATCTTCAGGGATTGAAAAAATATAACTACCACCTTCTACTGCACCTAATGCGAAAATACCAGCATTAAGTGTAACTGATTTAACATCTAAAAATCCAGTTGTATCTACACTAAAACTTACTTTTGCTATTGCTGATCTTCTGGATCTAGGTACGTATCCAATATTTCTTGCAAGAGATGCAATATTATCTCTCAGGGTAGCACTATCCAAAAATGATTCATTTACTGCCATATTGGTGTTATATGCAGTAATATATGAATTATATGCTAATAAATCAATTAAAATTGAAAAGTTAGAACCTTCAAAATCAAAATCCGTAAAATTCCCATTAGATCTCAGATAATCTTTAATCTGAATCCTTAAATCGGAGAAATCTAAATTAGTGAATTGGTTGAATGCCATTATGCCCTAGATGATTGTAAAATAAACTCTATCTTTTGTCTTGGAAATCCTTGACCAATAATGTCATATTCCATTTCAACATTCAACTCATTAGAATCATAATCACTAATTACTGAAATATTTCTAACTTTTATTCTTGGTTCATAGTTTGTTAATAATGTTTTAATCTCTTCTTCTAATAAAATTCCCAATTCTTGATTATGAAGTTCAAATAGAGATTGACTGACCGAAGAACCTAAAGAAAAATTAAAAAATCTTTCACCAACTTCAGTTCTTACTAAATTAGTGACAGATTTTTTAATCGCATCTTCATTTCTTATTGTCAATATATCATTTGTTACAGGATGTCTAGCAAAAGACAAACTAATGTCTCTAAATGCTCTTGAAATCCCCAATGCCATCCAAATAAATGCGTATTTAATATATCTATAATACTTTTAGATCACTTTTCCATAACTTGGCTCTGTTCCGTACTCCCAGTCATCATAATCATCATCATTTCTAATCTTTTCGTGCAACTCAGTTTGTTTCTTTAAATCATGTCTTGAATTATTTAATTTTTCATAGTCGGTAACTAGTTTTTTAGTTCCCCACATTTCATACATATAATCTTTATCTCTA